GAGCTCCTGGTGTTGTAACACTTGTAAATTTAACTAAATCTCCAACAAGTAAGTTATGTGCGTTTTTATTAATTGTTACAGTTGCAGATCCTGTTGTTGATGTATAAGTGCAAGAAGTTAAAGCTGTTGCTAAAGGAGTAATGTCATAAAACACTTCGTCAAAAAGAATATATAAAACTTTGTTTGTACCAATAGCTACATATCGTCTACCTGTTAAATCAAACCAAGAATGTATATCTCTAGCTGCTCCTACTAATATAGATGAATTAATCTGTTCCCAACCACCTATCTTTTCAGGTGAGCCATATTGAAAACGTACATTATCTCCATCAATCCAACGACCTTCTGCTTGTGATGCTGTATCATTCTTATCAAAGCCTGGAGGTAAAGGTATCTTTTTTAATGGCATATTTATGCTTATTATACATTAGTTTTGACACTATTTATATTATACTATATAAATTTTGCTATCGTATAATACGCCTTTTTGCTATTATACAACGCAGAAATTATGAATGAACTTAAAGATTATATATTAGTATTAGAAGACATTATACCAGACAAACTGTGTGATAATATACTAAGTGAATATAAGGAGTCTAATGAATGGTCGGATACTTTAATAGGTAATGGAGTTGTAAATAAAAAAATAAGAAATTGTTATTCTTTACCCTTATCTAATAAAGATATTATTGGTAAAAATAATTTTAGAAAAAATTTAGATGATAATATTTTTGAATGTGCAAGTAATTCTATTAAAAAATATAATGAACAATTTAGTAAAGCTCATATAACCAAAGATAGCGGTTATGACTTATTAAAATATGAAAAAGGTGGTTTTTATACTGAACATTGCGATTCTTTTTCTGCTATACCTAGAACAATATCTTGTTCTTTTATATTAAATGATGATTTTAAAGGAGGACAATTTAGTTTTTTTAAAAATAAACTAATTTATTCTTTAAAAAAAAGATCAGTAATTATGTTTCCATCAAATTTTATGTATCCTCATTCTATTCTTCCGGTGACAGAAGGTACTAGATATTCAATTGTAACTTGGTTTTTATAAATATGAAAATTATGAAAGCAAAAATAATTTGGTTCCCTAATTTTTTAACATCTGTCACAGAAGATAAGTTAAGTAAAAATAAAAATTGGAAATGGAAAAATAATCATTATGAAAAAATAAAAAAAGATATGATTAATTTTGGATTATATTTTCCAGGTGTTATTATGAAGGATGAAATTCATTCAGGACATTATAGGTTAAAAATAGCTAAAGAAATTGGTTATGATGGTATAGAAATGTATAGGGTAAATAATTATGCTGATGTTAATTTTTTAAGTAGATTTAATGAACTATCTTATAAATTTTTAATTAAAACAAGGAAACTTAAAATTAAAATTAAACCAATTAGTGAATTTTTGTAAAACTTGAAATTATTTTAAACAATGGTAAATATAAAGATATGATAATTTTAGATGAAATAAAAAAAGAAGAAAATTACTCCCATAGTTTGATAGTTACTTATCCAAGAACTGTTCAAATATCTCACGGTGTTTATGATAATGTAGTTGATATGCATAATATGTGTATTATGATTTCTCAAAATTTAGATACTTCAGAAATAACTAATGTTTATGGAGGTAAAACTCCATGGGGATTTTTCAATAATAAACCAGAGTTTACAAGATTTATAGATTATGTTGTACAAAAACATCAAACTTCAAATCCATTCTTTAGTAAAGAAAATTGGTATAATAAAAACATAAGTTTTGATTCATGGGGTAATGAAATTAAAAAAGGAGATAGTGTTGCAATGCATACTCATAAAGATCATCATTTAATTTTATATTTAACAGAGGGTGCCTCATTAATTCTTCCAGAACTTAAAATAACTATTGTTCCTAAAAAAGGTCATTACTATATATTTCCACCTCATGTACTACATGGAGTCAATAAAATAGAAACAGATGCTAAAACAAGATATTGTTTAGTAACTAATATTATTGAAAGTCCAGACTGGAAAAAAAATAAACTATTAAAAGAACTAAAAGATAAAAATGACATTTGAATCTTTAGAACAAGCAAAACTATTTCATAAATTAAACAAAGATAATTGGATTGGAGAAGCAATTCCAGAACATAAAGAAGCTATTTTTGAAAATATAAAAAATAAAAATGTGAATACAATTTTAGATTATGGGTGTGGAAAAGCACATTTTCATAAACTTTTATTTAAAGATTTAAAACATCTTAGAATTACAAAGTTTGATCCAGCAGTTGAAGAGTTTTCAAATAAACCACAAGGACTATTTGATTTAATATTATGTATTGATGTTCTTGAACACATAGAAGAAAATAAATTAAAGGAAACTATTGAAGACATATTTAATTATGGAAATAATGTAATTTTTACTATTACTTGTTACCCCGCAACTCAAATTTTACCTAATGGAAAAAATGCACATTATACAATTAAAGAACCTAATTGGTGGGATGAATTACTAAAACCTTATTTAGGAAAATATACTGTATTTTACAAAACAGATCCAAAAAGAAGTTCTATAACAATTAACAAGGAAGAATGGGTACCTGATTCTATTACTATTGAAAGATATTTAAAAAACCCAAATGATAAAAGAATTGATAAAAATCAAATAGAGAAAATAAAAAATTATTTAAACAATAACCCAAGAAGTTAATATATATTTTTCGCCTTTTAAAGGTGGGTTTCCTCTATGAACATAAGGAAATGCCGCAGGCCAAATTACTATTCTTCCTTGAACTGGGGAAACTCTAACAGACTGATGTAAAAATTCTGTTTCCCCTCCTTCATTTACATCATTTAAATAAATAGAAAATGCCAGCACTCTGTTTGGTTCTTTGTCATAATGTTCTACATGCCAAACATGATAACCTCCGCTTGGAATAGTTTTTTGTAATCTAAATCCAGTATATTTAAATGACTGACCCTTATAAAGATCTTCTAGCCCTGTATTAACTAAGTAATGTCTTAAAGCTATGTCAAAATTAACAAATAATATTTTAAAATTTGTAAACCAATCTTCTATATTTTCTGGATTTAAGGCTACAGTTTGATCTTTTTTTTCAAACAAACCAGCATTTTCGCTTTGTAATCTAGAAAATGATTTATTAAATTTATTTTTATTTTCATAAAAAGAAATCATTTCATTACAAGTATCTTTTAAAAGATACCCATCATAAATACCAATAAAATTATCTAAATTGGATTTTTTTTCCATAAAAAATTAATAAATGTCTTCTGAGCTGTATGTAGATATTCTAGGTCCAATTCTATTTGTTTTCTGTTCAACTGTTTCTTCAATTTTAACAGATTTAAAATTTCCAGGTTCTTCTGGAGTTGGAGTTGGATTAGGAACGGTTTCATAAATAAAATTGTTGTCCCAATCATATTGTAGTTGTTTTAAATGTTCTTTATCCCATTCATCAGCAAAAATTTTTATGTTTCCAGTAAATAAATCATTATCTTTTCCATCATTATATTCTACTTGATTAAAATCATTTGAATCTCCAGTATATTGAATAGCATGAATATCTTGTTGAATATTATTTGTCCAAAAATCATTATTTAATATATCATAACCAATACTAGCACCATCTCCGTATTGTTTTATAATTTTTTTATCAATTGGAACTATAGTCCATTTTCCTTTTTTCATAATTTTTATGTTTTAATTATATATATCAAAGTTAAGTAAGGTTGTAAAACAGAGGTTGCGTCTCCTGTAAAATTAGCGGATAAATTATGACTATGTGCTCCTCCACCTCCTGCGGAACCAGAGGTAGCCCCTGAATTACCGTTTCTAGAACTACCATCACCTTGTTCACCAGAAGTACCTACAATATTTGCGTGAGTATGTGTATGTGAAGGTAATTGTGCTGTTGTTAAAGTAGTATTAGCTAAACTACCACCAATATTTCCAGTATTAGTTACAGTATTAGCCCCACCTGTTGAAGCTAAGGCTTTGTTATTTGATTTACTTAAAGTTAATTTATCTTTTAAATCAGGAACATTAAAAGTAGTTGATCCATTTCCTGAACCATAAGTTGTACCAATAACAGCAAACAATGCTGCATAAGTTGATCTTGAAACAGCAGTTCCATCGCATTCTAAAAAACCACTAGGTATGGAAGAATAACTCCAAGGCACTATAAGTCCAGTGTTTAAACCTTCAATCCCGGTTAAAAATTGACCATCTATATCGTATCTTGTAGCTTCGTAATTAGACATAAGTTTAAGTTTTAATTATATAAATTAGTGTTAAATAAGGTTGTAAAACAGAAGTAGCATCTCCTGTGTAATTAGCTGATAAATTGTGAGTATGAGATTGGCCTCCACCTGTAGAACCTGTGTTCATGTTTTGAGCTTGAGAATTTGAACCAAGTTGACTACCTGTTCCAACTTGAACAGAGTGAGTATGTGCTGCAATTTCAGGTGTAGTTAATGTAGTATTTCCTGCTGAACCGCCAACATTACCCGTTGGAGCGACTGTATTGGCCCCACCCGTTGAAGCTAACGCTTTAGTGTTTGATTTACTTAATACTGTTTTATCTTGTAGGTCTGGAACTAAAAATGTTGTAGAACCATCTCCTGCTCCATAAGTCGTACCAATAACTGCAAACAATGCCGCATAAGTTGATCTTGAAACAGCTTGACCATTACATTCTAAAAAACCAGATGGAACAGACGCTGATCCCCAAGGAATTACTATTCCAGTATTAACTCCTTGAATTCCAGTCATAAATGCACCTGAAAAATTATAACGTGTACCTGTGTAATTAGACATAAGTTTAAGTTTTAATTATATAAATTAGTGTTAAATAAGGTTGTAAAACAGAAGTAGCATCTCCTGTGTAATTAGCTGATAAATTGTGAGTATGAGATTGGTCTTGTCCTGCAGATCCAGAATTAACTGTACCTGTAACTGGATGTGGTCCTGCCATATCCATACCTGATCCTCCTCCACCTGTAGCTCCTAATGCATTAGAATGAGAATGTGAAGGTATCTGTGCTGTTGTTAAAGTTGTAGCTGCAGCAGAACCACCAATATTTCCTGTTTTAGCTACTGTGTTAGCTCCCATTGTTGAAGCTAATGCCTTATTGTTTGATCTGCTTAAAACTGTTTTATCTTGTAAATCTGGTATGTTAAAAGTAGTGGATCCATTTCCTGCTCCATATGTAGTTCCTATAACTGCAAATAGAGCTGCATAAGTGGATCTACTAATTGCTGAACCATTACATTCTAAAAAACCAGAAGGCGGAGTTGAATCTCCCCATGGAATAATTAATCCTGTGTTAACTCCTTGAATTCCAGTTAAATCAGAACCGTTAAAATCATATCTAGTAGCTTCGTAATTAGACATGATTTATTTATCCCTATAAGTCCAACCTACTGTTGCATCGCCTGAATAGACTAGTGTAAATCCAGCACCTTGTGTATTAACAACTAAATTAGTTGAACTATTTGCTATATTAGTACCATTTCCAGCAATTGTTAAAGCATTAGTATTAAATTTATATGTTGCATCTATTATTGAAACTTCATCACCAGTAGCTGGAGAAGCTGGTAAAGTTAATGTCCATGCTGCAGTTGATGTATTAGCAAGTATTTGTGCTCCCGCTTGAACAGTTACTGTTGTAGTCGCTGCTCTCCATACTTTAGATTCAATAAGTTCTCCGACATTAATACCATCCGAATATAAAACATGTCTATTTCCTTGAGCTAATAAAACACCAGTTCCAGAAGCTGTTTTAAATGTTAATGAATTATTTGCGTGTGCTGTACTATCTATAATATTATAAACTTTTTCAACACCATCTGGCACAACTACAGTTGTTGCTCCAGTTAATGTTCCAGTAAATTCTAATGTAGCATTTCTAGCATCTGATATTGTAGCATCAGTCATTGCTAGTGTCGTGTTAGTAGATGTAATTGCTATTGATTGAAAACCTGCAATAGCTTGCTGTAAAAGGTTTAAATTTGAGTTAGTTTTATCCCCCCATGTACCCGAGTTTTCACCCGTGGCCATAAGTTCGAGTTTTAGATCCGTTGAAAACGATGATGCCATAAGAATTCCTCTTAAATTTTAAATATATCTAATTTTAGTTTCATTAAGCCGCTATGTCAACCACTGCCCAAGTATTAGTTACCCCAATATCTACAACAGCCCAAGCTGATACAAATAAACGACCTGTAGAAGTGGTCATATTTACACCTGTTACATCTATAAGAGATAAAGTCTCACCAGAAGCAATTCCCACACTTGCATTTAATAAATTTGTAGATACTGAAACAATGGTATTTGCATCACTTTCTTCATTACCTAAACTTATTGTTAATAAATTAGTAATAGCGGTTAAATTAGCATCTGCTGTAATAGAATATGTACCAATTGTAGTATTTAATTGATTTCCAATAACATCTACTTCAACTGATGGAACAACTACTTCTTCTCCACCTTGTTCCACATCCATTCCACCAATATTGCCCCACGAACCATATCCCCAAGAAGTAGTTCCCCAAGGTAATTGACCTGGAGACGTTACTTCTACAGTGGTATCTATTACTGCTAATATAGATGCTGCTGTAACATTTAATAAATTTGTATTTAAATTTAAATCAGCATCACCTATAACTGTAAATGTTCCAATAGATGTATTAGATTGAACACCTGTTAAATCTATGATACCTGTTCCTGAAATAGATTCATCACCTTGTTGAATTACTGTACCAGTTATTTGATTCCACGCTCCTGATCCCCAAGCGTTTTGTCCCCATGTAGTTAAAGTTCCAGGAGTTGTAACTTCTACAATTACATTTTCTCCAGCAAAGACTGCTCCTGTTGTAGTGTTTATTAAAACAAAGGTAGGTTCTTCTAATGCTCCACCAACTAGTATAACTGTATTAACAGTTGATGAAATTAAATTTGTAGATAAAGTTAATGAGACGTCTGTAAAAGAATCTTCATTTCCTGTAAAAGTGTTTATTTGTAATCCAGTAACATCTACATTAGGATTTAATAAATCTCCCCACTCATTAAATCCCCAAGTGAATTGTCCCCAACCACCAGGTTCCCCTGTATACTCAAGTGAGTTTACTGATACTGAAGAAACTACTCCATTTGGAATTATTAAAGTATCATTTTGAAGTCCCCAACCTCCAAGACCCCATGAAAGTTCATTCCACGAATTAGCCATAGTAATCTCCTACTATGGTCAAACCAGGTGGTGTTATTATTAATATAATATTTGCCACCTGGCTCTCCTTAAATTAAGCGATTCTTAATATAGCTGCTGCTGATGTAAAAGCTGGAAATTGAATTGTAAATGTTCCTGATGTAGCTGTTTTAACAGCACCGAAATCTAATACACACACTGCTGCATTACTACCGAATGAAGTATTATAAATTACTGCACCTAATGCACTTAGTGTAACTCCTGTAAAAGATAAATCTGCGAAATCTACTATTCCTACTGAACCATCTAATGAAACTGTTTGTCCTTGCAACACTCCACCACCAGAAGTATATGTTCCAGTATTTCCAACTTCATTTGTTGAAGTGAAAACTGTAGTTGTTGCATTTAATACTGCGTTTGATTGATAAAGTGCTAATTTAAACACATCTCCAGTCGTTGCAGTAAAATCGTGATCTCCGTCTAATAGTTGCGATTTGAAAGTATTACAAACCGCTTGATCTATACTTAATGTCATAATTATTCTCCTATAAATTTATTATGGTGATGGTGACGGTACTTTAATTCGTAACGTTCCATCTTGATACTCGTCTCTACGTCTTCTACCTGTTTGTTCTAACGTAAATCCTTGTAATGCCATATTATACTTCTCTTGATACAGTTTGTACATATCCATAGGTCCTTTTAAATATGCAAAAGCTTCTACTAAACAAGCATATAGTAATAATTCTGGTGCATTAATAGAAATATAAGTTTCTGTATTTGTGGAACTTAAACCATCAGGTGTATAAATATAATCTAATTCCACTACAAAAGCTGAGCTTGGTGTAGGAGCAACTTCTATAGCATTTTCTCTAAATGTAGCATAATACTTAGGAAAACCAGTAGATCCTGATGAATTATATTCCGTTATAAATGTATCATCTCTTGGTTCTAGTGACACTTGAATACCGGATGTATTTGTAACAACAACTGAACGAACAATTAAAGCCACTCTAGAACTTGTAGTTCCAGAAGAACCAGATGAATTAGGTAATACTAAATATTTATTATTTGCTGTAAATGTAGATGTCGCGTACTCGCGCGCGTAGTCAGCATCTGCTTCTCTAAATATCTTAAATTCAGCATCTCTAATAAAACCATTAACAATGTTAGATGTTAAAACTTCAGAACCTACTTCTGTATAATC